GGTAGAGATTCCGGTGATCATTACCTATGGCGACAATCTGGGGGGTCAGGGCCGGTACATTTTGGAAGAAATGGTAGCTCAGGTCCGGCAGGCCGAGGTGGAAACGCCCAAGGCGAATGATCTCATTGCCCTGGAAAGCGGAGAAATCTGGACGGTGCGCAAGGTCAAAGGCGGTGATGGTTTGGGGATAGCCTGGCTATTGGGTTGCACCCGCTATGAGCGGGCTGCCCTGCAAGGGAGACCCTGATGCTGCAAGCCACAATGCGTATCCATGATTGGGCCACCAAATATGTGCAGGATCGGGCCAAGGCCGCGGCGCAGGCCCATGGCGGCGCCTTGAGTTCGGCCGGTTTCCGGTTGAAGCAATTAATCACGCAGGGAATGCGGCAGGAGGCTCCAGGCGGAGAGCCTTGGCCCAAGGCATCCTCCTGGCTTCAATTCGGGACTTCTCTGGCGGGCCGGGCCCGGGCTCAATCCCGTCGGCTGGCCCGGCGCAAAAGAGCCCCGAAGTCGCCGCCCCCGGTGCTTTATGGCACCAAGGGGCGGACACCCTTGAAAAAGCTGGCTGCCGGAGCGCGCTATGAAAAGACCGGCAGCAGCGCAGAAACCCGGGTGCGTATCGGCTTTTTAAATCCCCGGCTGGCGCAGTTGGCCGCCTATCATGCCGTGGCTCATGATGTTCCGGTCACTCCGAAAATGCGCCGCCTGATTTTCGCGGTGGGCCTGGGGATTGCCAAACGCACTATTCATATCCCCGCCCGGCCGCATGTGGACCCCGTTTACCGGAAAAACCAGGCGCACATCGCCGGATTTTGCGAGAAACGGGTCAAAGCCGCCTGGGCCGGGAAAGATCCGAAAGCCATTGAACCGACCTTTTGAGAGATTTTATGGCCCTGACCAATGCCCAGATAGCCCAGAAGATTTTTGAGGCCCTGCGGGATTCGGCGGAAATACTGGCGGAATGTGAAGACCTTTTTGATACACCGCATACCGTTTGCCTGGGGCTTTCCGGGGAAGACGGCCCGGAGCCGGAGCAATGCCCGGTCTTTGAGGTGATCAGTTGGAATAAAGAACGGGGCATGGCTCCGGAAAATTGGCCTTGGGCCTTTAGCGTCAACCTCTTCCTGCGGGATGAGGAGCGCACCGAGGCTACCACCGGCAGCGGGGTGCAGACCATCATCAACCGTGGTCCGGAATCCCTGGAGGCATTAATGGATTTGGCGGAAACGGCCATTACCGCGGCTCTTGGCGATCTGGATTTTGATGACTTATCATTTGCTTATGATGCGGTCACTTATTGGCCCCTCTTCGCCGGGGCGCTAAACATTACCGTCTCCTTTCCCAAACTTGGGGGCGGGTATCAACCGACGCTTTAGGAGGTGGCATTATGACACAGGCAAGAGGCGGCGCCTCGCAAATTCTTTTAGATTTTGAAACGACTTACGGGGAAAATCCCGCAGTGGCGGCGGCCATCTCCATGCCCTATCATTTCCCGGTGGATTTGAAGGCCAGCCGCCCCTTGAAGCCCAGCACTGTGCATCGGCCTAATCGCAATCCTGCGATGCCCTTTTACGGCAACCGGGACCTCAGGGGCGGAATGTCGGTGCCGGTGGATCGTATCGGCATCGGTTATTGGCTCAAATGCCTGATGGGGGCGCCCGCAACGACCTGGGCTGCAGCTGACACCATCGATAATGCCGCGGCGGTGGACAAGGGCGGCGGATTGGTGGGGATTCCTATTACCGGCCATGCCTTTGCGGCCGGCGAACCCATTACCATTGCCGGGACTGTCCATTATAACGGTGATTACGAAATCGTCTCAGAGACTGAAAATGAGATCGTAATCACCGACACATATGCGGCGGAAACCTTCGCGGGAACCGAAACCTGCCAGACCAACCTGCGCTCCCACGTATTCAAGCCTAGCTCCTCTCTGCCCTCATTTCTCATCGACGTGGGGTTTACCGATGTCGCCCAATATTTTCTATTCAACGGCTTTAAAATGGCCAAGTTTGCTATGGCTTTCGGTGGCGACAATGAACTTATGGCCAAGCTGGATTTTATGGGAGCTTCGGAAACCGCCAGCGGCAGCGCCTATGACGGCAGCCCCACCACCTTTTCTTTAAGCAAATTTTCCAACCGGCAATTGAGCTTTCTGGAAGGCGGCGGCGCCCTGGCCACAATCAAAAATGGTTCACTGGAAATCGGCAATGAGCTGGATGGCGATTCATTCCCGGCCGCGGGCGATACCCGCTTTGATCTGCCGCATGGAGATTTGACCGCGAATGGCAAGTTCAGTCTCTTTTTCCAGGACCGGACCCTTTATGATATTGCGGTGGCCGGGACGGAGCGCAGTTTTCAGGTGCTTTTTACCGACGGGGTTTATTCCCTGGCCTTTCTTTTCCCGGAAATCCATTACACCGTCGAGACGCCAACTATTGTCAAGGGCGGCGTATATGCGGATTTTGCCTTTGAAGCGTTTTATGAAAACAGCAGCGAGGCCGCGGCTATCCAGGCCACCCTGGTGAATACCGAACCCGAAGCCTCCTACGCGTGATGAGGTTTTATGCTGACCTTTGATGTGCAATGGCTGGACCGGGAAATCACTGTCACCGTGGCGGGTGAAGAAATTGTTTTGGTGGTGGGCCCGGAGGAATTGACGGACCTGATGGGGGCCTACAACTGGGGAGTTAAACACGGTTTTCTCAATCTCCCTGAAGGCGATGAAATCCCTGTCGAATCACCTCTCGGTCCCGCCGCGGTGGAAAATTACCAGATTTTGCGCCGGGTCAAGGTCTGGCGGGGGCTGATTGATCCCAAAGGCGAACCGCTGCCCTGCACCGAAATCAACAAATTGGCCTTTTTCGGCCGTTATCCCGGCGCCCTTTTTGATCTGGCCCGGCAATTGCGGGAGCAGGAGACCGCCGCAGCAAAAAACTCCGGGACCTCGCCAGCTGGCTGAACCGGCCTGCCAAGGATTGGGAGGCTTGTGCGGCCTGTGGCGAGGCGGATCCGGGGATTGATTGCACCGGTTGTTCACAGCGGCAACCGGTGGTTCTGCAGGCCAACCGGCTGATCTGGTGGCTCTACCGGGAATTGCGGCCTCTGTTAAGCGATGGCTGGGGCGGACTGAACGGGCCGGGACTGCTGGCCGGCCTGGAAATGCTGCAAGTGCCCGTGAAAATCCGGGGTTTTATCGTCCGGCAAATCGGCCGCCTCTTCGAGCGGCCCCGGAGTAAGGCTCATGGCGGATGAAGGCAAGGTCATAATCGAGCTGCTGGGCAAGGATCAGGCCACCAAGATATTTGTCACCGGCATGAAACAGGTGGCGGACCAGGGCAAGACCCTGGAGCGCGACCTGGGCGGCTCCTTTTTCAACCTTACCGGTAAGGTCGAATCGTTTGCCTCCAAATACGGCAGCATGGTTCTGAGCATGGCTGGCAGCCTCGCTACTTTGGCCACGGTCAAGAGCTTTTTTTCCACCTTCATGTCCTGGGTCGGGGAAGAAAGCGCCCTGGTCAAAATGGCCTCCCGTCTCAATACCACTACTGAAGTTCTCTCCGGCATGGGTCTGATTGCCCGCAAGACCGGGATGGACGCTGACGCCTTCAATCGCTCCATTGAACGGATGCAAAAAAACGTCTCTGCTACGGCTCTAGGAATTGAGCAGGCAGAAGGCGCCCTGGATGAATTCGGCGAACCGCTGGGCAAAGCCAACCAGGCATTGAAAGAGTTGGGATTGAACGCCGAAATCCTCAACAAACTGCCGCTGGACCAGCAATTGCTGGAAATCTCCCGGGCCCTGCAGGAAAACGTCGAACCTGCGGACCGTGGCCGGATCGCCTTGGAACTTTTCGGGAAAAGCGGCGGCGGCATGGTGATCGCCCTCAAGGAGGGTCCGGAAGCTCTCAGTAAAATGATTGACCGCATGCGGGAACTGGGCGGGGTAATCTCCACCGACGGCGCCAGAAGCATGGCTGCGGCCAAGGCGGCGGCGGGGGATTTATCAGTAGCCTGGAAGAATTTCAGCCGGGTACTTTATGAAAACGTGGCTCCGGCCATTACCTGGACTCTAAATCTATTGACGGAATTTACCGTGGCGGCGCGGAAGGCGCCCGCAGCGATGAATATTGCAGCTGAAACAGCTATGCAGATGGCGCAGTCGCCCGAGAGTTTTACCGGGAAAGGGGTTACGGGCGGCTGGACTCCGGAAGGCCTGGATATTCCTACTTCTCGCATCAAGCATAAAAAAAAGGGCGGCGGCGGCGGCGGCGGCGGCGGCGGCGGCAGGTCCGGTCCCAGTGAAGAAGAACTTTACCGCCGGGAAATCGATACCACCATCCGGCTTTATCAGGAGTTTTTCCGGGCCCAGAGCACCGGGATTGACGAAATAACCAGGGCCTGGGAAGCCTACAGCGCCCGCCGCCGGGAGCAGATCGGCCTGGAGGCGCAGGAATTGGAGGACCTCGGAGTCAGCAGCAGCTTGGTGGCCCAGATCGTTGAGTCCCGCACCGCCGAAATGGAGGCGGAATTGGAAGAATTGAAGAAGAAACGGGCCGAGGTCACTGTCGAATTTACCCGCAAGGAACAACTGGAATGGATGAAGGATTTTTATTCGCAGCAAGCCAGCCTCTCGCCCTTGCTGAATGAACAGATCGCCGCCAAGGGCAGCCTGCTCCAGGTGGAAAAAGAACTATCCCGGATCAAATTGGAAGAGCTGATTACTGAAAAAGAGATTGGCCCGGAATTGGCGGACCAGCTTCGGAGTCGGCAAGCTCTAATCAACCAGTTGAAGGAGGCGGAATATTCCCGCCTGGGCTGGGAGCGGGGCGGCTGGCTGGCCGGGATGCGCCGGGGCGGAGAGGACCTGGCGGCGGAAGCTGGGAAATGGGAAGCCGAACAGATGCGGGACTTCATCAAGAGCGCACCTCGGGAGGGCGCCCGAGCCATGGCTTCTTTCTTCATCGACACTCTGAAGGGCCGCAAAACCGATTTTGAGGAACTGGGTTATTCCATGGCCCAAAGCCTGATTGAGAAAACCATGGAGGGCTGGCTGAACCAGGTGATTCCGATGGCCAGCCAGGGTTTCGCTAATATTTTCAGCGGGGTTTTCGGGTCTGCGGGCGGCGTAAATATGAATGCCGGTATTCCCGGCATTGGTCAATCTGAAGCTCCCAGCGGAATTTTGGGGTGGTTGTTTGGCAGTGCGCACGGAAATGTTTTTCAACGTTTCGCTCGGGGTGATGTTTTCCATTCTCCCCGGATATTTCCCATGGCCACCGGCTATGGCCTGATGGCCGAAGAAGGACCGGAGGCGGTCATGCCCTTAACCAGGCTGGCCGGCGGCGACCTGGGGGTCAAGGCTGCGGGCGTGGGCGGCCAGGTCAATATCACCCTGGTGAACCGTTCTTCCGGGCCGCCTCTGCAGGCTTCGGCCCAAAAAACCAGCGAGCGTGAATGGCTGATTTTTCTGGATGATATGACCGCCCAGATAATCAATAGCGGCGGCAAAACGGCCCAGGCCATTGACGCCCGGGGCCGCGGACCCACGGTGCGCTAATGGCGACCTGGCCCGAAACGCTGCCCCAATATTTGCAGCAGCAGGACACGCAGCATCAGGCCCCTGACCTGCTGCTGGTCTTTCAACCGGATATGGGTCCGCCGGTGGTGCGCCGCCGGGGTACGGTCAATTACGAGGTTATGCAGGGATCAATGATTATGACCACGGCGCAATTGACCATTTTTCGGCCCTTCTGGATTTCCGATTGCGCTTCAGAGATTACCTTTCCAGATCCTTACAGCGGCGGGACGGTGACCGTGGTTTTCCTGGAGAAGCCTACCTGGAAACCCCTGGGGGGCGGTAATTTTCAGGTGAGTATGAAATTTGGGGTGCTGCCATGAACAATACCTTTTCTCTGGCCATGTTGATTGCGGCCTATGCGCAAGATACCGATGAGGCGGTGCTGCCGTTGCTCACGGTAGAACATCCGGAGTTGCCGGAACCTTGCCGTTATGTTCTGAACGGGGAAAACATCATTAGCCGGGGCGAAATTTATTACGCCTCATATTTCGACCTGATCTTACCGGATGATTCCGGGGACCGGCCGCCCCAGGC